GTAATAACCAAAATAGGGCAGCGTAATGGCATTTAGAATTAAACAGAATGACACATCACCTTCCCTTGAGGCTACACTGTCAGACGCTAACCTTGTCCCAGTGAACATCACTTCTGCTACAGTAATGCTACACATGAAGGCTATTGGTGGTGATGTCGTCTTAGACGAACAAATGACTATCACTGATGCTGAAGGTGGTGTCGTTCAATACGACTGGCAGGTAGGTGATACAGCTACAGTAGGTACATACTATGTAGAGTTTGAAGTTACCTACTCGGATGGTAGTGTAGAGACCTTCCCTAACACTGGTAGCTTACCTCTGGTCATCACAAGAGAGTTGAACTGATGACTACGTGGGCTAGGCACTTATATGAGCATGATCCACTAGCGATAGCCAAGGGTGAGTCAAACAACTACGAACCTCGTAACATCTTTGGTTACAATGCTCTCGTAGGGACAAGTTACATCCCTTGCTGGGAGAATAACACAGCATACACACAGCCAACTACAGGCTTGACTATGACTGTGACATCTAACGTAGCTGACGATGGTGTGGTTGTCCGTATTATTGGCCTTGATGTAAACTACGAGGTTATTGCGGAGAATGTTACGTTAAACTCCGCAACACCCCCTACGACAATTAACCAGTTCTTCCGTATCAATGATGTCGTAACAGTGGCAGGTAATGCAGATAACGATATTGTCGTCTCTAACGGTGGTGTAACCTACGCTAAGATACGTGGTGGTGAAGGTAAGAACCAAGCGTCTATCTACACAGTGCCTGCTGGTTACAGTTTCTACCTTATGCGTATTGATGCCTTCTGTGCCACTGCTGCTCAGAACAACAGGCAAATCTACTTTAGGAACTTCGTCTGTCTAGAGAACGGAGTTAAGCTAAGAGTTGCTGAGACTTCCTTCTTAGAGACCATGCACATTCAAAGACAAGTACCCTTCCGATATAACGAGAAGACTGACATTGAGTTCCAACTACGTGGTAGTGCAGGTGAGCAATACGTCAGTGTGTTCGGGGAAGGTGTCCTAATTAAGAATATAATTCAAGGTGAACCATAATGTCAAAGACTGGCCTCAAGAACAAGATGGAAGCCCACAATAAGAAGTCTAAGCATAAAGTAACTATGCGTATGCTTCAAGCTGTCTATGACCGTGGTGTTGGTGCTTACAAGACTAACCCTTCTAGTGTTCGTCCTAACGTCAAGTCACCTGAGCAATGGGCTATGGCTCGTGTCAACAGCTTCCTAAAGATCGTAAGTGGCTCTAAGTCAGCTAACCACGACAAAGACCTGTTACCTGCATCTCACCCTTCCTCAAGTAAGAAGTCTGTATCTAAGGCACGATATGCTAACGACATCTTCACCACTGAGATGGAAGCTCGTTCCCGTAGCATGGATATGGGACTTGGCGGTAAAGTACACGTACATGACTACGATGGTCAGGCCGTATATATGCCCGCTGAGAGCCACGAAGAGTACCTAGAGCACTACCGTGGCCCAGAAGAGCAAGAAGACCCCTCAGTGGACCGTATAGAGGCTCTCAGGGCTATTGTGCAAGAGGTAATGAAGGAAGAGTTCGCTAAGGCAGAGTACCAAGGCGAGAAAGTCACTCTTAACAAGCCACGTCGTATCCAAGGTGGTAACAAGAAGTTTGAAGTCTTCGTACAGGATGGCGACAAGGTTAAGCGGGTAACATTCGGTGATCCTAACATGGAAATCCGTCGTGATGACCCTAAAGCCCGTGCTAACTTCCGGTCCCGACATTCGTGTGACACCAAGACAGATAAAACAAAGGCTGGCTACTGGTCATGCCGTATGTGGGAAGCAGGAACATCGGTGAGTGATATGACAAAGAACATTGAAGGTAAAATCCTTAAGACCGACGACGAACAACGTATGGTCTATGGCTGGGCCTCAGTAGTAACCGAAAAGGGTGAAGCTGTAGTAGACCGCCAAGGGGATGTTATCGAAGCTGACACTCTGGTGAAGGCTGTAAACGAATTTATGGAGCATGTGCGGGTCGGCAAGGCGATGCACACAGGGGATCAGGTTGGAACAGTAGTTCATTCCCTCCCTATCACTAAAGAGATTGGTGATGCTCTAGGTATCCAGTCAGATCGTGAAGGTTGGGTCGTTGCTTACAAAGTATTCGATGAATCCATCTGGGATATGGTCAAGTCTGGTGAACTCGCTGCGTTCTCTATTGGCGGACGTGCTATGAAAGAGGAGATTTAATCTTGCCTAACCTCCTAAAAAACTTGCACCTTGAAGAACTGTCTCTTGTAGACCGTCCAGCCAATGCACAAGCAATGGTTAGCCTCTTTAAGCGTGACAATTCTGTTGAGGAAACTACTAAAATGACAGATGAAATGGAAGCCAAAGTAAAGGCGTACATGGAAGAGAAAGCATGTGGTAAAGAAGAAGCTATGAAGGCTCTTGGTTACGACATGGAAAAAGCTGCCGAAGAAGTGACTGAAGAAGTTGCTGCTGAGGAAGTAGACAAGGCAGAGGAAGCTACTGCTGAGGAAATCGACCTAGAAGCTCTTAAGGCTGACGTTGAGACCCTCAAAGCTGAGAACGAGCGTCTTCGCAAAGGTCTTATCGAAAACGGTTACGTCATCAAAGCTGACGCTATCGAAAAGAAAGCAGAAGCTGAGACTATCGAAGTCGAAGGTGAGATGGTCGTCAAGTCTGACATTCCTGCACCTGTCCTTAAGGCTCTCGAAGCTGCTGCTGTAGAGAAAGCTGACATCGAACTGTCGAAGCGTGCTGGTGAAGCCCTTCCTCACTTTGATCTTGCTGTAGCTAAGTCGCTGGTGGCTAAGTTCGCAGAAGAAGAAGCAATTATGGAAGCTCTTAAAGCTGCTGATGCAGCCTTTGAAGCAGCCATGCAAGAATTTGGTAAGTCCGATGTAGACGGTGAGTTCGCTACCTCTGCTGACAAACTGGATGCTCTCGTAAAGTCCTACATGGACGACAACCAACTGAAAAAGGGTGACTATGCCAAGGCTTACGCTGCTGTAGCTAAGACCGACGAAGGTAAGTCCCTCATCAACAAATCCTATAAAGGGGAATAATCATGGCTGTTATGCAATCTCGTGACAACCGCACCGAAATCGCTGGTGTTGGTGGTACAACTCAATTCAAATTCGTAACTCTTGACGCAGGTGGTGCTGTCACTGTTGCAGGTACTGCTGGTGAGCAGGCATACGGTGTATGCTTGGTCGGTGCGGATGCTGGTAACGCAACAACCATCTGTGTATCCGGTTCGGTTATGGTAACTGCTGGTGGCACTATTGCTGCTGGTGCTGCTGTCCAAACAGACGCTGCTGGCGATGCACTCACTGCTGCATCTGGTGACGTTGTTATGGGTTACGCCAAGGAAGCTGCTGTAGATGGTCAAATCATCGAAATCGAGCTTATCCAAGGCGGCAACGTCGTAGCCTAATCTAGCATTTAAGGAATAATATAATGCCTCTTTTGACTCCCTCTGCTGTGCATATCGACCAGCCTCTGTCTAACCTGACGCTGGCATATGTGCAAGAACAAACTAACTTCATTGCGGACAAAGTGTTCCCCACTGTTGGTGTACAACGTCAGTCTGACAAATACTACATCTATGACCGTGCGAACATGAACCGTTCCGGTGACGTGAAGAAACTTGCTCCACGTACCGAAGTTAACCGCATCGGCATGGCAATCTCGAACGATAGCTACTTTGCTGACGTGTTCGGCCTCGGCATGGACTTCGACGAGCAAACTCTTGCTAACGAAGATGCAATGCTGGAAATCCGTGCTGCTGGTGCTGAGACACTGACGAACCGTCTCCTGATCCACCGTGAAGAGCAGTTCGCTTCGACNTTCTTCTCCGCTGGTGTCTGGACTACGGACGTTACCCCTGCTAACTTGTGGTCGGACTACACCAGCTCGACACCTCTGACTGATGTGACTACTGCACGTCGCACCATGCAGTTGACTTCGGGTGGCTTCAAGCCAAACACGATGATCGTCGGCAAAGAAGTCCGTGACATCTTGGTTAACCACCCAGACATTCTTGCCCGCCTGAACGGTGGTGCAACTGTCACCAACACTGCACTCATCACAGATGCCAAACTGGCTGAAATCTTTGAAGTAGAAAACTTCTACGTCATGGAAGCTGTGAAGAACGGTGCTGTCGAAGGTGCTGCTGAAGCTAACGCCTTCATCGGTGGTAAGAACGCCCTGCTGGTCCACACACCTCGTTCGGCTGGTCTGATGACCCCTGCTGCTGGTATGACCTTCGCATGGAACAACATCCCCGGTGTGAACAACCTCGGTGTGACTGTTGAGAGCTTCTCGGACGATGCTCTGAAGCGTCAGCAAGTTGCTGAGCACATCCAAGTTAAAATGTCCTACGACATGAAAGTTGTCGGTGCTGACTTGGGTTACTTCTTCGAAGACGTCGTAGCCTAATAGCTGCCACATACTAATGGGGAACCCTGAGCTTAGTCTTGGGGTTCCACCCAACATATAAAAGAACATAACAGTATTCATAACATAATGGAGAGTCGTATGCACCCTACATATTTGGGTTGGCAAGTGGATTGGCCCTTGTTCATCAAGTTACCTGTAACCTCTGACGGTAAAGATTGGAAACGTGGAGAGTATTACAACTGGCTTGAACGTGGTATCCCGCAAGATAAAGTAGCTATTCTATATGCTATAGGCCACTTGTACCACAATAAAGAATTAGAAGTCCAGAACAAAGTTGGCGATAGGCTACATGAGTTGGACGGTAAACAGCTAGACACTCTGGTGAACCTGCTTAACGCAGAAGTTAAGAAACGTACAACCAGTACGTCAGAGTTTGATAGCAAGAAGTGTAAGAAGTCTAAGATTGACGACAAGCAACGTGGTCTTATTCGTCGTTTCCTGAACAGCAATAGCTGGATTACAGAAGACTTCTACACTATTCGAGATAAAATTACATCGGACTAATGAATTGGAGACGACTAGATGTCTTGGAGTTACGATCCTACAGACTTGGATAACAACACGGCTTCTGGTCGTCTCAACACTGTACGTCTTCTTGTCGGTGACACTGACACACTAGACCAGCAGGTACAGAACGAAGAGATTACCTTCGGCCTATCTGAGAATGGTGACAGTACCTATTTCGCTGGGGCATGGGTTGCCCGTGCTATTGCATCTAAGTATTCCCGTAAGGTTAACACTAGCCTAGATGGTGCCTTGAGTGCTGACTACAGTGACCTTGCTAAGCAGTATATGCAACTAGCAGACAACTTAGAGTATCAGGGTAAAACCTCTGGTGCTTCTGTGGGTGTCCTAGCTGGTGGTATCACTAAGAGTGGTGTCAATGCTGTACGGGCTAACACTAATCGTATCGAAGGTTCATTCCGTCGGGACCGATTTAAGAACCCTCCTAGCTACGAAACTCCTGAGTACGAATAAGGATTAGGTTATGTCTTTCCGTTCATACGACCTACTTAATCTAGTCCGTGACTTCGGAGAGGCATTAACCCTCACTAAAGTTACCACTGGGGGAACTTATAACCCAGCTACAGGTCAAGTAGATAATGCAGCCACTACCGACTACAACTTTACTGGTTACTTCTACAACTACGAAACCCTTAACGTAGACCAGATTAAGAAGGGTACTCGCAAGTGTATTATCCCTGCCTTAGGGTTTCCTGTAGAGCCTGACGAGAAAGATGTTATCGTAGGTAATGGCGACAAAGTAGTTATTGTGTCTGTCACTACAATCTTTTCTGATGGTGCTGCTGTTTGTTACCTCTGCCACGTAGAGGAGTAGTACATGGTCAAAACAATTACACAAATGACTATAAGCCCTAGCTTCCAGAAGAAGATGAATAAGCTAGACGAGTTGATAGGTGAACAAGTAGACGAGAAAATGCTAAGTCTTGGTACCTACGCTGTAGAGATATCTCCCGTTTATTCTGGTGCTTTTGCTGAGTCTTGGTCAATTAGACCCATAGGTTCTAGTGGCGGTAGATCACGTAAGTCAAGGCCAGACAAGGTTCCTGACGTACAGTCTAAGAAAGAAGAGGCTAAGGGTCTGATCGCAAGTGATGTAGCCCAATACTCTGAACAAATTATCAGGGACGGTGGTGCAGTTTTAACCAACAGGTCTCCACATGCGAGACAGGTTGATGCTAAATACGCCACAGTAGCAAGAGTTAAGGATAGGTTCAGGTAATGGCAAGCATATATGATGACATTCGGGCTGCACTTGAGACTAACCTAAGCTCTGTCTCTGGTTTACCTTCTGTTGGTTGGGAGAACGTACAGTTTAGCCCTACCACTGGCACTCCCTACGTTAAAC